GTCAAACCCCACTGTCATTGCCCGAAATGGGCTTAGGTCTATCCTTGTCATTTTTATCCTCCTTAGTAAGCAAGGTTAATATTGTATCTAATTTATTTTCTATTTTAGATACTCGTTCCTCTAGATTACCATCCATAGAAACACTTTTTTGTCCGGAAGCAACTCTTGATGCCTTCCGTAAATCATATACTGCCATAAAGCCTCGTAGTTAAAAAGGGGGCAAAAAGCCCCCTAAAGTTATTTATTATTGAGCAGTGTCGTGTTGAGCATCAGACTGTCTGTCTGACTCATCCACACCTGCAACATCACAAAGTACTGCCCACACACGGATTTTACCCGCAGTTGAAGCTGCACTTAATACAAGTACATCAAGAGTATCAGCAGTTGCTGCTACGTGTCTTGCTGTAGCTGTTAATGTAGAATAACCTGTTGCGTTAGTATCTCCATCAGCGTAAATATCAACATCTCCACCTGTAATACCTAAGTCCATAGTTACAGAACTTGAAAGTGCTGTTATCACTTCAATTCCTGCTTCCATAACTAAAGTTTCAGCAGGTAAATCAAGAACACGTAGAACATCATTTTGTGCTGCTCCACTGTCGCCATTGATTGCTGAGACATCAATTGTATTTTCCACTAGGTAAGGAACTCTTACACCCGGATTTCTTCTTGAAGGTCGGTTAGTTCCACCCGGCCCAGTTACGTCATAAGTTGCCATGTTCTATCCTCCCTTAGTCAATTAACAAGTGTCTTGCTTGAAGTGCATCAGAACGAAGCACTTTTCTACCAAACACATGTAAGCCTCTTACTACATCAGCAAACGAATCTGGGTCTCTAATAACTTCTGTTTTTGCGATAGCATTAGCAGTAGCTGTAGAACTCATATGTCCGTATAATACTTTATAATAATTGCTTGTTGTTGATGCGGCAAAGTTATTAGTCATATATAATTTAAAACCATTTACTTTACCTTCCAATACGTTACCATTACGTAAAGGTGATTTTCCGTCACCAGTAACAGAAGCATCCATAAGTTTTGCACTAGCTTGTCCAAGCTGTTCAAAAAACTCTGGAGTTCCTAAGAACCATCTGTTATCTGTTGGAACGTCATTAGCATGCAATCTTTTAGCAGCATTTGCTAAAATATTTGCAGGGTCAGTTTCTGAAGTACCAAAACCTGTATCAGTTCCAGAACCATCAGAACCAACAGTAGTACCCGCACCGGATACCATTGCTGCAATAACGTTTTCATCGTAAGAATCTTTTAGAGCATATGCTCCAGAAGAAGTAGCCAAAGCCTCCCAGTTCACATGAGATTGTCTTTCTTCAATATCGTCAACTTTAAAAGCAAACGCATTAGCTTGGTCTACTACTAGTTGTAGTTGGTCATCTGCTAAGTTTTGAATAGCAATATGTCCACCTCTAGTATAAGAGTTTACACTAATTGTCGGCTCTTTGATAATGTTAACTGTATCTCCGAAATTTTCAATCTCACCTGCATAGTCAGTATTAGTAATATCTTCTACTACTGATGCAGTTCTAAAGAACTTTTGGACTTTTTGGCTGTATATTACCGGTAACCAATTACCCGAAGGTAAGTTTGTATATCCGGCACCTTTTGCTATAGCCATAATATTTGTCCTCCTATAGACTGTTAAGATTAATTACGAATTCTACCTTCTTGTCTAGCTAAATCAATTTCCTTTTCGTTTTTTAAAAACTCATGAGGTTTCATTTTTGCTATTTCATTAAGCGTCCAGATTTTTTTATCTCCTGCTTCAACATCTTTTTTAGAAGTAGTTGTAACTGATTTAGATGCTTCTTTTCTGCTAACACTTGCTTTTTTAGTTATACCTGTATCCATTTTATATAAATCAATGGCACGAGCTGCTAAACTAGCATTTGATGCGTTATCATATAACCAACCTTGAATTTCGGGAGTTTGAGTTCCAACCCATTCATGAAATTTATCGTCTGCTCTAATTTCGTTAAAGTCTGGATGAAGTTTTGATAATTCAACTTCAGCTTTATCTTTAGCTACATTAGCTTGTGCAGTTTCCAAATCTTTCATTTTGGTTTGAACTTGCTTAGATTTTTCATCCGCTTTTGTGTATGCTATAGTTTCAATTATATCATATACATCTGGATATTTTTTCTTCCAAGCATCAACTTCCTCTTTCGTTTTTGGTAGTTGAATCTTTTCAGCATTCTCTTCTAACTGACGTTTAAGCGATGATACATCATCCTTATGTTTATTGACAGTAGAATCGTAGTGGCGTTTAAGGTCATCATAACGTTTCTTAAACACCTTCTCTTCAGCGTTAACAGGGCGTTCTTCCTGGGGAGTGGCTTCTTCTTTTGAAGAAGTGTCCTCTGAAGGGGTAGCTGTATCGTCTGTTTCAACCTTACGTTTATAAGGTCTAGGCTCGAGAAGAGCCTCTGTTTGAGTTTCATCTGTTTGAACCTCATCTTTTTTATTTTCTTCCATTTTATTCTCCTTTTTTGGGGCTGTTGGAAACAGGTGGCCTAGAGTCGCATTGGGGCTATGACTAAGCTGTCATAGGTGGCCTATCCATTGTTGGTGCCCCTAAACCTTCTGGTGAAGGTGCAGGAGCTTCTGCCATTGCCGTTTCTGGCATAGGCTCTGTCGCAGGAGCGGCAGCATTTGCTGTCATATCCTGTACAAACTGTTGCATAGATTCTTCTGGAGTATTTCCAGGGTATCTATTTGCTATTATTGAAACTGGTACTACTACAACAGGTTCTTTTGGGCCTCTATTAGCTACTGAGCTAATATCAACTCCATTTTGTTGTAGTGCTGCTTTTACATCTTCTGTTAGATGCATATCTAAAACTGCATCATTTGCTTGTTGTGGTTGACCCATAGGAGATTGTTCTGCTCCCATTGGATTTCCCATCATTCCATTTGCCATATTTTATTCTCCTATTTTAATAATCAGCTCCATAAGCTGTTTCATAATTTACTGCAGGTTTTGGTTTTGGTTTAGCCATTACACCTGCTCGTGGGCCTACAGGAACTGTAACTGTATTTCCAGAGCTACCTGTAAATGTATAAGGCTTATCTTCAACTGGTTTAGGGTCACTAGGTGTAAAACTATAACCTTGGCTTCCGCCTCCACCAGTTTGGTTATCAGTTACTTTTGTATAAGTATCACCTTTATCATCAGTAAATGATTGTCCTTTTTCCATAGCATCCATTTTAGCTAAATCTGCTTCTGCTTGTTTCTTTTCTGCTATTTTCTTTGCTTTTTCTTCTTCTAAATCAACAGTTGATTCTCCAGTTACAGAAGTTATTTCTTCTTTACCTATATCTTCAACATCACTATGAACATTTATATTATTTGCATAATTAGTCCAATCATTAAATGTTTTAGATAAACCAAAAAATCCTATTGCTTGAGCTAATACTGCAGGTTTTCCTTCTGCTAATCTTTCATTATTTAATTTATTTAATTCATTTACCCATCTGTTATATTGTCTATCTATACCAAATTGAGTAATAGGTTTTAGAAATCCCCATGCTTTTGTTTCTGGTGGCCCTGCAATTTCATACGCCCCACCTTTAGATGTATCACCTTCCATTGCATCTGGAGTAAAGTATCCACTTTTTAAACCATGTTCATACATAGCTTTTCTTCCTTCTACTGTACTTGAATCAAATTCTACAAATTCTGCTTGTGGATTATCTCTATTTGGGTCATTATCTCCTTGAGGTTCTCCCATCCATTGGCTAGGTGCATAATTAGGGTCTGGTACACATTGTTTTAATGTGTTATCATAAATATATCCTGCAGGACAAGGGTCTTCACTTGGTGGTTGACTTGTATCTGGTGTTTCTGGTGCAAATTCAAAATCTGGGTCTGATGATGTATAGCCACTCCATGTTGGTGGAGTTGGATTAGCATATTCATAATCTGCTTCTGTATAACTCCATTGGTTAGTGTTATTATCATAAGTTAATCTTAAATTTGTAGAAGAATACGTCATTTTTTAAGTTGCTCCCGTAGTGCCAGTAGCTGGCGAAGAGAAGCCAGTTTCCCCTGGTTGCGGTACATTTCCTGTTCCGATGTTGCCACCTCCAGAGCCAGTTGGGTCTTGAGGATTCGCTCCTCCAACATTTTCTCCACCTTCATCCATACCGGATTGTTGATTATTGCCTTGAGTTCCTGTAGTTCCATTTGCCATTCCCATTATTTTTGCAAAAATTGCTGCCCGTTCTGGGTCATTAATTAATTTTTCCGGTTCTATATCAAGAGCCTTTGCTATTTCAGATAATACTGTATGCCATCTTACGAATGGTGCAAGGTTTTGATTAGAAGCGGCTTGTAAGAAAGTCATCAACCTTTGAGACCTTACTTCTTTTTGCATTAATGATGAAGTTCCTCTTGCTTTGATTTCTACATCTCCACGAATTTCTGGACTATCTTCATTAAATTGCATGTTCCAGGCAAACATAGCTTCACCTAGTGGTCGCAATAAATAGTCATCAATATTTTTAACTACTGTTTTAACATTAAGAGCTGCTGCTCCCATTAACATAGACATACCTGCTGCAGTTCTAGTTGTAGATTGCACACCTGTTGTTCCATGTGAATAAGATGGTATTCCTGTTGACTCATCTGCTAATTGTCTAAATTTATCAAACATCATTAAATTTTCATTTGATGTGCTTGGGAATTTTAAACCATGTATAGCTTGTCCTGGCATACCACTTTGTCTTCTAAATATTTTACCAGGATGTACTTTCATATCTTGTCCTGGTACTAACATTGTTTCATCAATGTCAAATACTAAATTACCTGCTAGTGCTAAATTATCAATAGCCATTCTTGCATGACCATTCATAATTGTTTGTGAATCATCCATATTTTCTGGAATACCAACTCCAAAAAATTGATAAGGATTTATTTCATAAGGAGATACTAAATATGGTATTCTTCCTGGAGTAAATGGATTAAGAACTAATCTTAATATTTTTCCATTACATACCCAACAATTAACTTGTATCTCATCTAAATCATCAAGAGAATCTTCATCAATATCTAAACCTGCTTGTATAGCTAATTCTTTATCTAAGTATCCCCAAAATTCTAAAATTTCATATCTATTTTTATCAAATTCATCTGTTGTTTCTCTATCAAGTAAAGAACTTTCATAACCACGAGCTTCATAGTTAGAACCCATTGCTATACATTCTCTAATAGCATCATTTCTAAAATAAGGTCTATTAGCTAAATCACGAACTTGAGATTTTGTATAATTATGTCTTTGTATTACATAATCAGCATCTTCAATTGTTACAGCATCTGGGTCTGGATAAAAATCCCAACAAGATACAGCTTCAATTTTAGGAACTAATTTTGTTTTAGGATTATAAGTATTTTCTCCTGTCTCTTCATCTTTATTCCAATAATGTTGAACTTTATCATAAGAGAAAGGCCCTTTAATAATTCCTGTTCCAAGTAAAGCCATTTCAAATAATGAATGTCTCATTACTGAAATTGCACTTGATGATTCTAACTGGTCATGAATAACTTTTTCCATGTTAGCTGCTGACATTTCAGCAGGAGATATTTGTGGTTCAGCTCTTCCATCTTTAGAAGAACCTTCAACAAAATCTGCTTCTTCATATTCTCTTTTTAAACCACCTAAAATTTCATTAATAACTTGTCCAGGTTGTAAATCATTTCCATCTCCAGGAAAACCATAAGGACTTTCTACTTCTTGCTCTTGTGGTTTTTCTGATTTAGAAACGTGAGCATACTCCGCAATTCCTTCTGGAACTGACGTTGGTTGTACTCCTAACGGAAATTTTCCTGTAGAGAATAATACTTCAATAATCTGTCCATAAGCAGCCATTACCTTAGTCTTTGTTATTTTAACAAATACTTTAGATTTTTCAGACTCTGTAAAAGCCATATCATTACCATAGATTCCTCTATAGTTTCTATATGCTCTTAACCATCTTTTCTCATCAAATTGACGAGCGTTTTCTGCTGTTTGGAACTTTGCTTTTATAGTTCCTGCAAGACTTGAAAAAGCATCATCCTCTTGGTCTTCGCCAAGAGCTACGATTTCATCTTCACCTGCCATTATTAACTATTGTGTGAGCCTTGTTTTATTTTTGCACTAGACCATGATTCTAATTTATCTTTAGGTGCTTTTCCTCCTGCTCCAGAAAATTCACCTTGAGAGTATTTTTTCATAACACTAGCTTGTGGTTTTTCTTTTGCAAAATTTCCATCAGCAACTTTAGACATTTCACCATGTTTATATTTTTTCATTATATCTGACATTATTTTCTCCTAATAATCTTTTTCATTAGCCATCTTATTAAAAGATGCCTGTACTTGGTTATTTTTCTTGGTAGGATAATCTTTTGTTGCAACTTCTGGGTCAGCTTCTCCGCCATACGCAGATAAGTTAAGATTATTCTTACTTTTCTTTTTTGGATAAGGCATACCAAGGTCGCCCTGTTTATATTTTGTCAATACTGGTTGTGGCATTTAGCCCTCCTTTATTTTTTCTTTTAAATAATCAATTAATTTTGGATTATCTACAAGAACTGTTGTTAGTCCATTAGTTATACCATTAACTATATGTTCTTCTGCTTTCTCGTCTAATTCCATATTCCATTGATATACTATTGCATGTAGTATTTCATGAATTAAAGTATTAGCATGAGAAACTCCTTTTTCATCAGCAGTATAGCCGATTACTCCTTCTTTAGAAAAAAATTGTCCTTGTGCTTCATTAGCACTTGCAACAGTTTGTTTCCATTCTTCTAATTTATA